CCAATCCCGACCCCGACGAGTTCGAAAAGACACTGAGGATCGACCCCGAGACCGGCGATCCGCTGCCGCTGATCCTGACGTCGGAGCAGTTCGTGGCGGGGTTCACGCCGCCGGCCTATCTGATCGACGGCATACTCCAGCGCGGCTACCTCTACAGCCTGACGGCGCGCACGGGGCACGGCAAGACGGCAGTGGCGCTGTATATCGCCCAGTGCATTGCGCGCGGGCAGGACATGCATGGTTGCGCTGTCAAGGGCGGCACTGTCCTGATCTGCGCCGGCGAGAACCCCGACGACATCCGGGCGCGGTTTCTGGTGCTGGCCGAGCATTACGGTTTCGTCGCCGGCGCCAGCAAAATCCGGTTCATCGCCGGCGTGGTCAACCTCGTTGCGGAAATGCCCCGCATACGCGCCGAAGTGGCGACAATCGACGACCTGGTGCTGGTGATCGTCGACACCGCCGCGGCGTACTTTCCCGGCGACGAGACCAATTCCAACAGCCAGCAGGGCGCCTACGCCCGGACCTTGCGGGATCTGACCTTCCTGCCCGGTAAGCCGGCCGCCCTGGTGTGCTGCCACCCGGTCAAGAACGCCGCTAAGGACAATCTCATCCCGATGGGCGGCAGTGCCTTCCTCAACGAGGTCGATGGCAATCTGACGCTGTGGGCCGGGGTTGAGCGCCAGACCACGCTGCACTGGCAAGGCAAGTTCCGGGGGCCGGAGTTCAATCCCATGACGTTCGGATTGGTGAAGGCCCATTGCGACACGGTCAAGGACGATGATGGCGTGCTGCTGCCCTCCGTCGTTGCCACGCCGATGGCCGAGGCGGACGTGGAGGCCGCGGAGGACCGGGCCGAAAACGAGGAGAACAGGCTGATGCGGGCCATGTACAGCGACCAGGCGGCCTCGTTCTCCAAACTGGCTAAAAAACTCGGCTGTGAGAAGTACGAGGTCCAGAGGCTCATGGCCCGCCTATACGAAGGCGAGTTCGTGGAGCAGAAAAGAAACTCGAAATACACGCTGACGAACAAGGGGATCGAGGCGATCGGGGGTCTGAAGAAAGGGCACCATGATTGAGATCGCGTGGGCGCGGAGGACGGCGGACGGCAGGATCGTCGGCGTTGATCAGGTGCCCGGCGGGCTGGCGTGCGAGTGCGTCTGTACGCAGTGTGAGCGCGCGCTGGTCGCCGCCAAGGGCGACGTCTACCGCCACCACTTTCGGCATCATGCGGATGGCTCGACCTGCGGCGGGGGGCAGGAGACGGCGCTCCACATGCTCGCCAAGGACATCGTGATGCGGGCGGCGTCCATCCAGTTGCCCGAAGATGTGAGATACATCACATCGGCAGAACTGGAACCTACGCTGGGCGAGGTCCGGCCCGACGTGCTGATCCACACGCCGGAGGGCGATGTCGCCATCGAGATCGCGGTGGAGCACCGCACCGGGGATGTCAAGACGGCCCGGCTGGCCGCCATGAACCTTGCCGCCGTCGAGATTGATATCAGCGTCTATCGCGGCGTCCTCATGAGCGCCGAGGAGCTGACAGAGGCCGTGCTCTCGACTGCGGCCCGGCGCTGGCTCCGGCCCCGCAAGGAGCGTTCGAGCCCCCCCCCTCGCCACGAAAGCCGAAGAACTGGATTTCGCACGGCGAGTACGGCGGGTACGAGGGCGAACCCCCAGACCAGTTTCCCGCCGTGGCCATTTCACTATCAGAACCCTCAGTCGCTGTCGCCCCCCCCTGTCAACGCCACCGAGATCCCGGACCCGCCACAAGCCTTCGTACACTACTGCCATTGCGGCAGGTGGGGGCAGTTCGGGTACGGCGTCGACCTGCTGAACGGCAAAGTCGGGCGGTGGTATTGCAGGGAACACAGGTTGGAACTATTGAACCGAATGGTCGTGCCGTGAGGTATCTTAGTACCAAAAAAGTGGTGGAACTAACGGAGCAATTTTCGTAGCAGGGGAATGTCCAAAATGTCGTCGTAGCAGGCCATGCTACGATGCTGCTATGACCGCTACGAAGCGAGATTATGATACTGAAAATACTACATAAAAATCGTAGCAGGTGACGCTACGATTTGCTGTTCAAAGCAATCGTAGCGTAGCAGTCGTAGGCGTAGCCGTAGGCGTCCCCCGCATTTCAATAAAACAGTCCTTGAAGTGACCCAAACCGTTACGCTACAGTAAGCCTCTGTTTAATGGAGGTCATATTAGATGGCGTACAGATATCCAAATGGTCTTGGTCACACGATCAGGTCAGCCGCGAGGGAACTCGGGGTAGACGACAGAACCCTCAGAGTGGCGATAAAAAAGGGGGAGGTGAATTATATCGACTTCGGCAATGTGAAGAGGATCACATTTGTGGAGGTGGAGAGGCTGCGGAGAATATTCAAAAAGGTGAGCACCCCATCCCATGGCTAAACCAGACACCCGCCCCCTCGGCTCACCCCAGTCCTGGGCCAAGACCCCCGGAACCTACATCTCGGCGCAGGCCCATATCGCTGGCGCCGACGAGGCGACCATCCAGATGGAACTCAAGTGGGGCGTCGGTCGGCTCCGCCTCCTCGTCTCACCGGAACTCCGCGAACGGTTCGACCGGCAGCGTTACCTATTCAATCAGGCGATCTGGCACGGCGACCTTGAAAACGTCCGCACCCAGTCCGCGCGCATGGTCGCCGCATGGAAGGCGCTGAATGGCGCAGCCGAGGCCGCTGGTGCGGATGTGCTGTCGTCCGACGTCTGGGAGGTCAGGCTGGCAGATGGCACTGTGGCGGCGATCGTACCTGACCTGCGGGCGGCCTGCGGCGTCCTGGCGTCCGGACGCAGCCTCGCCGTCTACACCCTCGACGAAATCGGCCGCATTCTGTCTCATCACAGCGCCGTGACCGAGGCCAAGCATGTCTTTCCCGGCGCGACCGTCGAGGAGGTGCGGCGCCACTCAGACCCCCTTCATGCTATCGTCGACACCAAGGCCGGCCTGGACGATCCCTTCGACGATAACCCGCCAACCTTTGGAGCCTGAGCCATGAAAAGCGCTATCTTCAATCGCGACGGCACACTGTCACGCAAGCGAAACACCCCGTGTAAGCAGTGCGGAGCATATGAAGACTGCGACATATGCTGGGAACATGCCAGCGACTGGTCGCCGTTTGGCGTCAAGCATTGCTTTGTCTGTCTCATGCCGCAGGCGGTCTACGACCCCCGCGGCTCGGGCTGGCACCTTCTGCGGTGTGATTTCTGTGGCGCAGATGAAGCGGAATTCACGACAACGACGGGGCCTAGCGACTGAACCTGTACCAAGGGACAGGGTCCTAAAGGCCATTGTCCTAAAGGGTAGGGCTAGACATACCAGATATAGCGCTATTATGGTGTTCCATGGCCGGCGGCAAAATCAGTCCGGAAATCAAGGCCGCCGCCGACCAGGCGGTTGCCGCCATGCGTGACGAAATGGCCATCCTCACAGGGGCCGTTATCCAAGTAATAGCCGACCGAATTCTCCCGCTCCAGCAGGACGTTACCGATCTAAAAACGCGCGTCCGTAACCTGGAACAGGGAGGGGACGGTCCCCCTAAGTAAGTGCCTGACCCAACACCTAGAAAGAAATTGCCGACCGACCTGAAGTCGTTGGCGAGATCCTACACGGAAACGGCCATCCAGACGCTCGGCGGTATCGCCGCTTCCAGCGAGAGCGATGCTGCGCGCGTCGCTGCGTGCGGGATGCTGCTTGATCGCGGCTGGGGCCGGCCAGCACAGCAAATCGAGCACACCGGCAAGGACGGCGACAGCGAAATCCATCTCATCATGCGCACCATCACTGAAGGGAAAAAGTGATGGATCACTTCGTTCAATATGATCACCACGTCAAACGATATTGGACGCATCGCTTGAGCCTTTTGGTCGATGGCAGGTTTGTTCGTGTGCGGATGGTGCCGTGATGGAAATGGAGATGCCGCACAATGGTTGGACACCGCGGCCTCATCAATTCGCTCTGTGGGATTATCTCGTCAACAAGAACGGCAAACGCGCAATGGCGGTCTGGCATCGCCGCGCCGGCAAGGACGAAGTCTGCCTCCACGCAACTGCGTGGGCAATGCTGCAGCGGCCCGGCAATTACTGGCATTGCTTGCCTGAATACGCGCAAGCACGTCGCGCGATCTGGACCGCCGTCAATCCACACACTGGCCTGCGCCGCATTGATGAAGCATTTCCGCACGCGCTGCGCGCCAACACCAACGACCACGAGATGTTCATCCGTTTTCATAACGGCTCGACATTCAGTTGCATCGGGTCGGACAGTTACGACCGCGTCGTCGGATCCAGCGCCGCGGGCTGTGTGTTCTCTGAGTTCG